AGAAGGTACTACACAGGCTGGACGTTTAAATGATGCTATGGAACGTAGGGGCGGTAACGCATTACAACAATCATTACTAGGTATTTCTGATGCTTTAGAACGTTCGGCAAGACAAGGTTCTGCACTTAACTTAGCTTTACAACGGTTAGGAGAAAATGCGACACCAAAAGAACTTGCTGAAGAAATGAGAGTAATTTCAGAAGGTGTAGCTAGGGCAAACCAATTAATGCTAGTCATGGGTATTACTACTGGGGCTATGCTTTATGGAATGGTTCAATTATCTAATGCAGTTGACGGACGTTTAATTCCTGCATTTGACCAATTGAAATCTACGTGGGCTGATGCTTTAACACCGTTCATTAATGCCTTTACTACGTTTGTATTGTGGATTATGAAGGGGGCACAAGCCTTAGGGGAATTAGCTAAGAAACTAGCAGAAGTACACCCACAACTTTCACAGATGCTTTGGGGCTTCCTTGCTTTAACAGTAGCCTTAACAGCTATTCTAGCACCGTTAGCAGTAACAGGGGTATTAGCTGAAGGTTTAGCAGCAACATTTGCTGTACTGTGGGGCATGATTGGTGGATTCGTTACAGCGTTACTAACAGTAATTCCAGTAGCAGCGGCAATTGCAGCAGCTATCGTAGTAGTGGTTGCTTCCATTAACAACATGTGGAAAGCTTCTGAAAAGCTGCGTAATGCATGGAACGGCTTATGGTCAGGAATCGGCAAAGTGTTTATGAGTGGGTTCGTTGAACCTATTAAACAAGCATGTAGCGGTTTAGTCCAAGCATTCTCTAATCTTATTGCAAGTATTACTGGTGGTGCTGGTACTATGGCTAGTCTTTGGACTTTCTTAGGTAACCATGTAGGAACGGTAATTAATGCAATTGCTAGTGTAGCTATTCCAATCCTATCAGTGGCATTCCAAGTACTAGGACAAGTAGTAGCGGCTGTTATTAACGGAATCACTTTCCTTATTAATGGACTGGCTGGTGCTGGTGAAACAGTGACTACTTTCGGTACAGCATTGAAAACGATGTTTACAGCAGAGGACTTTGCAGGTATTCAGCAATTATTTGCTAACCTTGTTCCTATGATTGTAGGCTTCCTAATCGGTGGTATTCCTCAATTACTAATTATGGGTTCAACTCTTATTAGTAAAATCGCTGAAGGAATGGGTATTTCCGTACCTCAATTGATTACGAATGTTCTTAATATCATTACACAGATTATTAACACATTCCTTACAATGTTGCCTGTAGTTCTTCAGACAGGGGCGTCTATTATTCTAGGACTGTTACAAGGTTTAATGGAGACATTACCTGTAGTACTAGAAGGATTGTCTACTGCTATTACTACTATTTTAACAACATTTGTAAACTTGTTTACTACGTATTTCCCAACTATTTTACAAATAGGGCTTGACATTCTTACAACTCTTATTAACGGGATTGTACAAATGCTTCCTCAATTGGTGAATACAGCACTAAACATTATCACTACATTCCTGAATATTATGATGCAGAACTTACCTAAAATCATTGATGCAGGTATTAAAGTTCTAATGGCATTGATAGATGGGATTATAAAAATCCTTCCACAATTGATTAATGCAGTAATCAAAATTGTAGAGACATTCTGTAATTTCGTTATGCAGAATCTACCTAAGATTATTGATTCAGGTATGAAAGTACTAACTGCATTGGTAAACGGTATCTTAAAAATGATGCCACAACTAGTTCAAGCTGCTATCACCTTAATAGGTAAATTAGTAGATACGCTGGTACAAAATCTACCTAAGATTATTGATTCAGGGGTTAAAATCCTTACTTCTTTAGTGAACGGTATTATTAAAATGTTACCTCAATTAATCACAACGGCAATTACGTTGATTGGTAAAGTGGTAACTACTTTAATTCAACATTTACCTGAAATTATTGAAGCTGGTATTAAGATTCTAGTAGCTTTAATCAAAGGTTTGATTCAGGCAATTCCTCAATTAGTGGCTGCCATTCCTAAAATCGTTACAGCTATCTTTGACGCTTTCAAGAAAGTTAAATGGGGCGACATTGGTAAAGATATTATGAGTGGTATTGGTAAAGGTATTTCAGCAGCTAAAGACGCATTATTCGGCACTGTAGCGGATATTGCTAGTGGCTTACTTGCTAAAGGTAAACAGGTGTTAGGTATCCATTCTCCTTCCCGTGAGTTTGCTAATGAAGTAGGTAAATTTATTCCACAAGGTATTGCTGTAGGTATCAAGAACGAGTCTGATGTAGCTTACAAATCTGTAGAAGATGTAACTGCTGGAATCGTACCAAGTAAAGCAATGATGGATAGTGCAATGCGTGGCGTTCCTAGCATGTCCCCAGTGGATAGCGGAACAATGGGTAACACTTCTAATAACAACATTGTGATTAACGCAACGGTTCGTGAACTTGCTGACATTCAGCGTATTGTGGATGAACTAGAAAAACGAAGAAAAATTTCTGAAAGAAGCCAAGGTGTATTCAGCTATTAAGCTGGTACGCCTTTTCTTTTTGATAAAAATAGAAAGAGAGGGAATTATATTGATTAAATTTGCAAATAAATCCTTACCTTCATATGTAAAGGTAACGGATGTTAAATATACAATTCTACCATCTATCGAAAGTAAAACAGAACGCATTTACGGGCGTTCAGGTTCTTATGACTTCGGTGTTGAGTTAGGAGAAAGACAGATTGAAGTCACAGTAATGCTTATTGGTGCTAATCAGAATGACGTGATTAAAAAAGCAAGAGACTTCGCTGTGTGGCTATTCTACAAAGACTTACAGCCTTTAATTGTACTTGACGAACCTGATAAACAGTACATGGCACGAGTAGTTGGTGAAACTGCTATTGCTGAATTATACCGTACAGGAACGGCAACTATTAATTTCTTATGTCCTTCTGCATATGCGGAAAGTATCGGTGAGAAAAACCAAAGCTGGACGGCTTACAATTACGAACCTTACAACGTAGTTAATATGGGTTCTGCTGAATGTTACCCAGTGTTTGACCTTGAAATTACAGAGGACACGCCTTCTATCGCTGTAATCAGTAGTAACAAATTCGTACAGATTGGTGCGGACAATGTACCTGACAAGCCTAAGTTTGAAAGAAATCCCCGTCAAATTTGGGATGAAATGATTTCTACTAATGGTTGGACTACTGCGAGTCAAGTTGACGGTGGTATTGTAGCTGGTACGTTTTCTAGTAATGGATATGAATTTACACAAACTAGCTTAGATTATGGAACTGGTACAGGTAAGTGGCACGGTGCTTCTATGATTAAGTCATTACCTAAACAGTTAGATAACTTCATTGTAGAGGGACGAATTAAACTTAAATCTAATACACCACAACAACTAGGACGTATCGAACTTTACTTACTAGATGCCAACAATGTACAGATTGGAAAAGTTGCTTTGGCTGATGCTAACCCTGATGGTAAGTTTCCAATTGCTGAAGCTAGGGCAGGTTCATTACAAGATGGTCACTACTTTGTACGAGATTACGGGGCTTACAAAGGCGTATTCGAAGATTACGAGGGTTGCTTATGGATAGCTAAGGTAGGTAACGGCTGGTCTGCTTACTTCTCTAAAATTGAACCTAACGGAATGCACCATACAGAGTTATACCGTGAATGGACTGATACTCGTAACAACTATTCATCTAAGAAACTAGCAAAAATTCAGATACATATTGGTGCTTTTGGTGAAAGTGACCCTGTATCTATCATGCGTTTCACAGACCTAAAGGTATGGGAGAGAACGGTGGATGAACCTGCTGGACAGATTCCAATTATCTTTAAAAAAGGCGATATAGTAACTATTGATAATCAGAAAGCTATAGTTTACTTGAATGGTAGACCTATCTTTACTGAATTAGACCCATCTAGTGATTTCTTCCCACTGGACGTAGGGAACAACGGTTTAATAGTTTCACCGCCTAAAGCAGAAGTGAAAATTCGTTTTAAGGAGAGGTGGCTATAATGTTATTTATCTTAAATAAGAATCAAGAAACAGTAGGGGTTGCTAGTAATAGTAGCCCTCTTTCTTTGCCTTATTTTGAGGACTGGCACACAGAAAACTTAGAGGGTATTAATACCTATGAGTTCAAAGTGCCTAGTGACCATGCAGAATCTATTAAGTTAGAAGTAGAAGGTCACGTAATCGTGAAGAATCTTGATAGTGAACACATTCTATTTACTATCAAAGAAATCAATGAGGGAATGAATAATGGACGGCGTATGAAGACTGTATTCTGTGAAGAAACAGCTATCAGTGAGTTGTTATCTGATGTGCAGCGTCCTGACTTACTTAAGAGTGCCACACTGGAAGTAGCGGCAAATTCTATCATTAACAATACAGTAGGATACACTTTAGCAAACGTTCCTTACACTCAATCACAGGACGTTGAGTTTTCGGACTATCTAACAGTACTCGAAGCTTTCAGACAAGTAGTTTCACAGTTTGGTATGGAAATGTATTTCACTGTTAAATTACAAGGAACAAAGATTGTTGAAAAGGTAATTCACATTGTAGAAGAACGAGGACAGAAGACGGGTGTACGTTTTGATTATTCGTATGATTTAAGAAGTGTTGGACGTACTGAAGATAGTTCACAAGTAATTACAGCGTTAATCGGTGTAGGTAAAGGTGATAACTCTAAGACTCGTATCAATCTATCACAAATGGCTGCTTTCGATTATGGAGATATTTACAAAGAAGGTGGGGCTGATTGGATTGGTTCTGAAAGTGCCTTACAGCGTTTTGGTAGAAATGGTCGTCATAGATTCGGATTCTTTGTTGATGATAAATCTGATACAGATAACGAATTGAAAAATAGAACCATTAAAGAACTACAGAAACGATGTGTACCAGCCGTTCATTACACATGTGCTATCTCTACACTAGAACGTCTTACGGGCTATAGTGCTAAGAAACTTAGAATAGGCGACACAATTGTAATTAATGATAAAAGTTTTAATCCTTATATCGTAATTAACGGGCGTGTTAAGCAGATTAAACGTTCTTACACTCGTAACAATGTAGATGAAATTGAGTTAGGAAACTACAAGCCTATTACGCTATCACCTAACAAATCTATTAAGGACTTACAGAATGCTATTTCTAAAAGTGAAGCTAAATGGAATAACACTTCCATTCAAATCACAATTGAAGCATTAGGCGGTACAGTGTTTTTAAATGGTGAGGGTGAAACAACTCTTACAGCTAAACTGTACAACAATGAGGAAGAAATTGATGCAGATGGTATGGACTTTATTTACAAATGGTATAAGTACACAGCGAATGGCGAAGAAGTGCCATTATGGGGCGGTACTGTTAACTATAGAACAGGAAAACAACAAATAGTTACATCTATGGATTTAGAAGGACAAGCAACATTCAAAATTATTATTGATGACGGAAAATAAGGAGGAAATCGCATGGCAGTAGTCACACAAAGTCAAATTACTTTATATGAAGTATGGGACGGACAACAAGGGGTTAAAGGTGACAAAGGAGATAAGGGTGACCAAGGACTTCAGGGCTTAACAGGTGGTACGGGTGCTGATGGAAAAACGTACTACACATGGATTAAATACGCTGACACACCGACAACGGGAATGTCTGATTTACCAGCAGGTAAGTCTTATATGGGTATCGCATATAACAAACTAACAGCAACGGAATCTACTAATTACAACGATTATAGCTGGTCACTTATTAAAGGTGACAAGGGTGACACTGGTTCACAGGGCTTACAAGGGTTACAGGGTGCAAAAGGTGACCAAGGTATTCAAGGTGCTAAAGGGGCTGACGGGCTTTCTTCTTACACTCACATTGCATACGCTACTAACTCAACTGGTACGGCTGGCTTTTCAGTAAGTGACCCTGTGGGAAAAACTTACATTGGTATGTATGTAGATAATATTGCAACTGATTCTACAGACCCTAGTAAG